CTTCGAAGTCTCCGCCGTTGGCGATCACCACGCGGTTGATGACCTTGTAGCGGCCCGACTTCGCATCCGGGCCGAGCGACAGAGCGGTCATGACGCCGTCGCCGGTCCCGCCGATCACGGTCGGCGCCGTGGTCGACACGACGAACGTAAAGGCATCGCCGACGATAAAGTCGGCCGCCCCGTCGGTGATCGAGAAGTTGATGTGGCGGCTGGTATAGGGGGTCGTGGCGCCGGTGCCACCCGTCATCGTGAAGGTCGGCAGCGCTTTTCCACTGGGCGTCATCAACGAGAAGACGCCACCATGAGTGGCCACCGCCGTGCAGGTGAGGACGTAACTCCCGACCTCGACTTCGGGCCCGGCAAACACGACGCTCGCCGTCCCGTTCCCGGTCCCGACCACCGTCGGAATCGAGACGCGGCCGATGCCATATTTCACGCGGCCGATGACCGCGCCCGCCTTCAAGTTCTGCCCCGACAGCACCGTGATGTTCTCGCGGCTCGCATCCGCGGCCCGCTCCTCGAGCAGGAACTCGCCGGCGTGTCGGCCCTCGCTCACGACCCCGAAGAGGACCGGCAACGTCCAGATGGTGTCCGGATACCACCAGGCGACGGCCATCGCCCCGGCGATCGCGACGGCCGGGCGGAAGAGGGCATGTGCCGGCAACCGCGTCAGGTGGCCACGCAGACGGGCCAGGAGAGTTCGCGCCAGCGCGATCGGCGCATCGAGACCGTTGGTCGGGCGTCGCCACGACTGCTCGTGCTCGACGCCTAGGCCGCGCGCGGCGACCTTCACGACGCTCGTCGCCGGCAGACACACCAGCGCCGCAAAGAACGCCACGAGAAACGGCGTCACGGTGAATCGGTTGCGAGGTGTCCTCATGGGAGCCTACTCCTTGGTCGTCAGCGGGCGGTTGCGAGCGGCGTAAATCGCCGCGGTATCGATGCGGACCGGCGTCCGAGCGCCCTGATCCGCCGGCAAGCTGCCGTCGATCTCGATCCGATCGAGCTTGGCGGTCAGCACGGTGAGCTGGGCGCGGATCGCCTCGAGCGGCATCGCGCCCTGGATGTAGCCATCGGTCAGCTCGGGAAGCTTCGCCCTCCCACAGAGCGCCCGGATCTGGGTGGCGCGGGCCTGGGCCTGCGTTCGCGTCTGCCGTTCGGTGGCGATACGCGTTCGTGCCTCCTCGAGCGTGGCCTTCGCCTCGACCAGGCCTTCAGCCAGGTCGAGGCACTCCGCTTCGCGACACAGCCGCAGGACGTCGGCGGCGGCTGCGGGAACAGGTGGTGTTTCGGGTTCAGCCGGATATTTGATCAGCGCGTTCACGTGCTGGCGACACGAGACTGGAATCTCTCCGAGTGCCGCCAACACGTCAGGCCTGAAGCACGCCGTGACCTCGGATCCCTTGATCACCTCGGTCGCGAAGCCGTTCTCGACGGCTTCTTTTGCCGTCATCCACGTCGTCGCCGCCATCATCGCAATCAGTTCATCTTCGGTCTTGGTCGAGACCCATCGATAGGCAGCGACGATCGCGCTACGGATGGCGTCGAGCGCGTCCGCGAGCTTGCGCAGCGAGGAGGAGGGCCCCATCCCGATCCCGCTCGGCTCATGAATCATCATCATGGCGTTGTCGGCGATCCGAATCGGATTGCCGGCGCTCGTGACGATCGTGGCGGCACTCGCTGCGATGCCGTCGATGCGCATCTCCACCGTCCGGCCGTGGTCGGTGCGCTCGGCCCGCAGCGCATTCGCGATTGCGCTCGCCTCAAACACGTTGCCGCCGGGCGAGTTGACGTGCACGCGGATCGTTTTGACCGATTCCGGCAACGCCTTCAGATCAGCAATGAATTTCGACGCTGTGAGGGCGTCGTCGTTCCAGAATGATTTCCCGATCTCGTCGTAGATGTAGATGTCGGCCACATCCTTCTTACCCGCGGCGGCCGCGTCGACGCGATACCAGTTCCTCATGCCACAGCCTCCTCAGCCGGGGTGGGCGCCGGCGCAGGTTCGGGTTCAGGTTCGGGTTCGGGCGTGGCGGCCGCGGCCGTCAGGGCCTGGCGTCCGTCAGAGTCGTAGCGGAGCCCGAAGTTATCGGCCCGTTCGTTATCGGCGGCCTGCTCGGCGTCGATGACTTCGGCGTCCTCGCCTGTCTCACTGACGACGATCGAGCGTGATTCGAATCCGCAGCGCACGGCTTCCTTGTGCGCCTGCACGTCCTGTACGGGATGGAAGTAGGGCCAGCCGTGTGGATTCCAGCGCACGGACGCCCAGGGCTCTGGGTTGGCGAGGTACTCCATCGGGATCGGCAACACGCCGGAGAGAAACACGCGGTCCATCCACGCGCGCCAGACCGGGCGGCACAACTGAAACACCACGATCTGATGCTGAAACATCTGCACCCGGCGCCGGAACTCGTTCAAAATGACCCGGACGGTCCGGTCATTGATGCCGCGCATGTCGCCCGTCAGCACCTCATAGGGCACGCCCGTCGCGGCGGCGACACCGAAGAGTTGCTGCCGCATGAAATCGGGATAGCCGCGGGCTTCGGGCGGATCGGAGAAGGTCACCTTCTCGCCAGGTTCGAGTTCCTGGAAGATGCCCGCCTCGAGTGTCAGCATCGCCTTCTCATCGAACGTCTCAACCGTCTGGCCCGTGAGCGGGTGTTGTGTCTCGGCGGCGCCGATGCTTTGTGGGCGCTCCAGGAACGCCACGAACAGATTGGCAAGCTGCTGACGCAGGAGCGTCGCATCGTCGTACTTGTCCAGCTCGTAGAGCGCGATGAGCGCCTGCGTGAGATGGGGGAGGCCCCGCAGTTGCCCCGGGCGCAGCGGATCGTAGAGATGCATCACGCCGTCGGCCGGCACACGCCTCAGTTGCGAGGCGTCGTAGTCGTCGAGTTCGGGGCGCGACGGATGGAACCAGTACGCGACGCGCCGGCCGATGCCGTTGAATTCAATGCCCGCGCGAATGCGCGCCGAGGATGAAAAGACGTTGTGCGTGTGCGGACAGAGCTCCGGCTCGAGCACCTGAATCTGCAGCGGCACTGATAGGCCGTCCGCCGGAATTCGCGGCCGCAGCCGAATGAACGCTTCCCCGCCTTCCAGCCACGTGCGCACGGCCTGCGCCTGCTGACCGTACCAATCGAGCAGGCCGTCCGCGTCGCTTTCATCAGTCCACCGTAACCAGAGCCCCTGGATCTGTTTACGGAAGGCCGGATCGTCGGCTTGCGAGAGCGGCTGGACCCCGGTGCCGATGATGTTCGTCACCAGCTTGTCGATGACGCCTTTCGCGTACCCGTCGTTGCGCGTAGCCGCACGGGAGCGATCGCGCAGTGTGGTCAAGTTGGCGAGGATGGCTTGATTCGCGGAGGTCGTCGAGGCGCGCCACCCGATCGTGCGCCGGGTGAAGGAGCCAGCCTCGTACAACGCCGCGGCGGCGTTGCGCACCCGCGGGACCGCGGCGGCGGCGGGCTCTTCGGCGAGGGTGAGGCGCAGTTGCCCCGGCATCAGAACCCTTTCGAGGCCACGCCGAAGGTTTGCTTCGCGCGTGTCTGCGTGGAGGTCAGTTCGCCGAGGATACGGGCCTCGACCTGGAGCAGTTCGTCGACCGATCGGTACGTGACGCTTCGATCGGCAAACTGGACCGTGCGCTCGCCCTTGAGGAGCGCGGTCCGAACGGCGGTCAGATCAGCATCGGTGTAGGACACGCCCTTCCTTAACGCCTACAGTGTCAAGGAAAGCGTGCCGAATCGTATTTTTTTGACTACAAAAAAGCTAATGGCTCACGTTATCGATGAGGATGGCTTGCAGAAGGGAATGGAGCGATTTGCGCCCAGAAATCGCCTGTCGGCAGTAGATGTCGTAGACAGCTTCTGGCATCCGAACATGTGTGGTGATCGTTCTCTCTCTTCGACGAGGACGGCCACGTTTACGGGCTTGTTCGCGAGCGTTCACGGCCAAGGCGAGATCAGCGCGGCGGTGGCACGCCACACACAGCCAACGCACCTGAAGCGGCTTATGATAATCATCGTGATGGGCGTGCAGCTCTAGTTTCTTGACCTTGCCTTTACAATCTTCACATCGTACTGGCTTGATGATCTTGCCTCTCTTTAGGGCCTGCTGGAGAAACCTGCGGGCACGACTGCGTACAAGGTATTCACGATAAGGAGATGGAACCGGGTCGAATGGTTCACGGCTGGAGTAGAGAAATCCGTCGTCGGCCAACGCATCGAGACTGTCCCAAATTTTGGATATGGGAACATCGTCGCCGAGAAGTTGAAATAGCTCCTCTTCTGAACAACCACAACCCTTCTCTTTGCGGAGTCGGCGAATCGCGTTGAGAACCTGGTTTCTAACACCCATCGTCTGTCCTTCTTCTTGTGTTTTTACCTTCCTAAATACTTGCTTCTCCCGACGCGTCGCGCCGCCGGACGCCGCGGGCCCGGCGGTGGCGTCGACGACGGTGCCCCGCTCGCGCTCGCGGCCTGGCGCAACGTCTCCAGCATGATCGCCAGCTTCGGATTCAGCAGCCGCAACGCCGCCAGTGCGTACACACTCGCATCGAGCATTTCGTTCCGCGGCCGCATCTTCTTCCAGAGCTGAACCGGAATCCCCTTCGTCCACCTGGTGACCAACCGTTCACTGGTCAGCTGCGCGGCGAGCTCCTCGTCGCACCAGTCGACGTGGGGCAAGTGCACGTAGCCAGGGCCCTTCTCCGTGAGAGCCAGGCGCGAAATAAACAAGGATTTCGCCGCGTCGACGCCGACCGTGTAGAGCGGCACCTGGCGTTCTTGACGGCCCCAGCGTTTCGGCGAGGGCGAGGACACGATCGGACGCTGTCCATCGCGGCCGATCACGGCATAGACTCGGCGCGCGGCCTTCCGTTCCGCGTAGTCGTAGACCATCGTCGTCCGGTGGCCGCCGGAGTCGATACAGGTCGCGTGAATCATCAGCCGCTGCCCGCTCGCGTGGACGTACTGCAGGTCCAACATCTTGTCGAGCGCCTGCCACGGCTCCGGCTGAGACGTGTCGCCCGGCAGCGTTTGCCGATCGACGAACCAGGATTCTTCGCCCGGGCCCCAGCCGATCACGAGCGCCTCGAGCCGATCGTCCTGCGTGTCCACGCCCATCGTCAGACAACACGCGCCGGCCGGCACGTCGATGTCCGGCGCGCACTCCTCACGACGCAGGAGGAGCCCGTGGGGCTCGACGCCTTCGCCGGCGTCGGGCTCGACCGGTTCGCCGAGGGTCGTGTTCTGCCAGGTGTGCATCTCGCTCCGATCGCCGCGCTTCTGGGCCGCGCGCGCGTCGAGGAAGGCGCCGACGATTTCACTGAGGGATGATAAGGGGCTGTAGCATTCCCAGAGGTGAAAGGAAACGATCGATTTGTCACGCCGATTCGGGTTCTCGGCTCGCCATTCGCCCTTCGACAAGACTGCCACGCGCTCGGCATCGGTGATCCCGTGATCGCAGGCTGGGCAATGGAGACGGGCCGTCAACGGATCGTCGTTGACCCATCGCACGTTTTTCCATTCGAACGCGTGCATGTGTCCACAATCCGGACAGGGCACGTAGTACCGCTGCTGATCCCCACGCTCGAACCAGATATGAATCGGCGCGTTCTTCAGCGTCGGTGACGACAACATCAGGATCCGGCGGCGCCGGCGATATGCCTGCGTGCGCTTCATGGCAATTCTCAGCGTCGATCCCTCACCGGGCAATTCCGGCGGATACCGATCCACCTCGTCGAGCACCAGCAGGCGCACCGTGCGTTGCGCCAGCGACGCGGCCGAGTTCGCCCCGCCGATGGCGATCGATCCACCATGGAAGGTCTTCGCGAGCGTCGTGTTGCTGGCATCTTTCGCGCGTTTCTTGCTGACGGTCTGGGCGAGCAAGGGCGTTGCGGCGATGACCGGCTCGAGCCGGTTCCGCGCGAAGTCTTTGGCCATCGGGTCCACCGTCGGCTCGACGACCAGGATGGGGCACGGGTCGTGTGCGATGTGATACGCCACCATGTTGACGGCAATTGAGGTGTTGTGCGTCGGGACCATGCCGCGTCCTGCGAGATATAAACCAGTGGAACTATCTACAGTGATGCACTTGACGGGCACGGATGCCACAGGCGTGATAGAGACGATTCGCCGTCGGCGCGATTCGCTCGGTCGGGTCGCGCGCGCCGAGCCATCCACCGGTACCAGCCGATTCTGTTTTCGCCTCAGGCGGAAGACGGGTTGATCGCTGTATGCGGTGAAGGAGAAGAGCGTAGCCATCGCACCCTGGAAGACCTTGCCACGATACTTGCAGGTTGGATGCTTCGTGCGGATTCCGTACTTGATTCCAAGCGAAGAAAGCAACTCGCCGACAGTCGCCGCGAGGCCAGGCGCCGTCGTCGTGTACTGACAATGCCTTCCGCCCCGCCCAACGTACCCATCCGAATCCATCAGCCCCGCCAGGAGTGCCCAACGTTGCGTCTCTGAGGCCCGCAAATAGGCGGGCGGAATAATCTTGCCACTCGTGAGGCCGAGAGCCTTGATCCGGCTCCAAGCGCTCTCGGGTGCAAGCTGAGCCAGCGGATAGCCGCGACCACACGAAGGACAAGACGGACGACGGACGCGCGCATCGATCCGCGCTGTGAGCGTCCCCGTTGCCGTTCGAGCCGTGACTTCGACAGTGGCACCAACAACCCGTAGGTGTTCGAGAAGCTCCTGATCACTCTCGTGGAGCGTGATCACCGGTGCCAGCATATGCCCGTCACCAAGCCACACCCCGAGGAGGTACGGTTCCACGGGAAGCGATGCCTCCGGCAACACCAGCGGACGCTGAATCGGGATCGCGTACCGATTGCCTCTACCTGACTGGCGGTATGTGCTCGCAAGTTCCTCTGTCGTCAGGACGGCCGACTTCGGCCGCCTGTCTTGTGCGCCACGCCGTCGATTCGCCCATTGATTCGCCTCGACATACCACTGGTGCTCAGCATCGGCAATAAGTTCGGCGCCGTCGCAGAAGCGCACCCGATAGCACGGTCGCTGCCCCATCACTGGTGTTGAGAAGATGATCCGACATGGCCGTCCGCCCTCGTCGAAGATCGTGTCCCCGACCTCGAGGGCGCCCATCGTTGTCCAACCTTCAGGCGTTGCAATCAGCGTATCCACTGCGAGCGCCTTCCCGACCTGGGCTGCGGCCATCAGCACGACTATCTCGACACCCGGTCTGTGGAAGGCATCCAGGATGCCGCGCTGGTACGGCGCGAAGGACGTCTGCCAGTGAGTGCCCGCCAGCGGGCCGCTCGTCACGATGATGTGTTCATCGGCGAAGGTCGAGACCTTGAGTTCGGGCGGTGGCGCAAAGCCCGCACGGATCTTCAGGAGTAGTGATTGAACCGGCGCCGGCGACATCTCGAGGGCGGGCATCATGCGGCGGCCGCCTTCCCCGGAGATGTCGGCGGTGAAGTGACGTCTGGCAGGGATCGATGCGGATCGGAGAACTCGCGCAGGACGTCACGCACGGCCTCTTGCAGTACGCGCTCGACGCCCGGCAGCCCCTCGAGCGTTGAGACGCGGTGGACCTTATCCGCGAGCGTCGTCGACCACGAGAGGAGCGCCGCGCGGGTGGCGCTGACCTCAGCAGCCCAGACCTTCTCGATTTCCTCTCGTGGGAGCAGCTCTTGTTCCCGCAGCAAGTACTGCTGTTCGGCGAGGAGGCCCTGCCATTTCTCCTTGCGGGCGCGTTCCTGGATCATGTCCAGTCGGCCGCCCTGCTGGGCCGCTTTCTCCCGCGCCTTCCGCCACGCGCGCACCTCAACTTCGCGATAGAGTGACGGCCGGCCTCTGCGCCCTCGCTCGGCAATCGGCATCCCCTCGCGCTCCCACTTCGTGACCGTCTGCATGTGGACGCTGAGGCGCGCGGCGAGCTGCCGGCGGGTCACCAGGTTGGGTGTCCGGCTGCGCGGTCGCCCTCGTCGGGCGACCTTTGCCTTCTGTCGTGCGCGTGTCAAACCGCTGACCCTTCCGCCTAAGTCACACTAAACGTTAGCGATACCAACAGTCAAGAAACTGACACTTAGCCGTTAGCCCCTAATGTCGTCGTAGAAACTGATGATTCCCTGCGCGTCCGCTGACCCGCAGGGCTGAAAAAACCGCCAGGGACCCCCGACGTTTCGGCGTCCTATCGAAAACGTTTCGGCGTCCTTCGGGTTCGGCGCCGTCGCGCGCCGCGACCGGGAGCGCCGATGTCTCGACGCGATATGGAACATCAGTCCTCACCCCGTCGCGCGCGCGGCCGCTGGTCGGGCCCGTCGATCGCCACGACGACCGCCCGGCCCGAGAGCCGGCTCGTCAGCCGCAAATCGTCGTTCGTCTCCGCGATCGCGGAGAGCGTGAGGTTGGACGTCCAGACTGTCCGGTGCCCGGACGTCCAGCGGGCCTCGTGCACCAGGAGCAGCGTCCGGCGGGTGTAATCGGTCGGGGTCTCCCGCTCCGCTCCAAGGTCATCCAGGACGAGCAGGGGCTCGCTCTGGAGCCGGCGCTCGAGCGCCGCCGCCTCTTCGGCCTCCTCGTCATCCCGCGCCGGCTGGAGGCGACGCAGGAGCTGCGGGATCCAGATCCACATCCCCACGCGATCGCGCGCGAAGCACGCGTTGAGCAGGCACGCGGCGAGCAGCGATTTCCCGGACCCGACGGCGCGCGTCGACGTGCCGATGTAGAGGTCCGGCCGACCCGGATCCGCCGGCGCAGCGAGAAAGCCTTCGGCGGCGGCGAGGGCGGCCGCGTTCCACGGGTACCGTCGGTAGATGTCGAAGGTGGCGCCGACGAATTCGCGCGGCAGGCCGGGCGGGTGGCTCGGCCGCACGGCCGGGTGACAGGCGCAGCGGCGCATGCGCACGACGCCGGCCACCTCGACCGGCACCCACTGGATGCCCTCGCAGACCTCACAGACCGGCATCACTGGCCACCTGGCTTGGCCGTGCCGAGCATGACCTGGTCGTAGACCTCGGCGCCGGCGGAGCCTGTCAGGCCCGTTCCGCGGCCTCTTGCCCGTCGCGGGGCGCTAGTTGGGAAGGCAGCGGCAAACCGGGCCCGCCAGAACTTCACTGGATCCGGCTCGATTGGCTCGGTTTCCGTCAGGCTAGTCAGCGTCTCGGCGTACCACCCGCGTTCCTGCCGCGTGCCGCGTCCTCGGAGACGGGTGTCGGCCGTGTCTTCCTCGGCGCCTAAGGCCCGTCGAAACTGGTCGTGCAGGAAATCCGGCACGCAGATCCGGCCACACCAAGCGTGGCGGAGGTGATCGCGCGGGAGGGTGCCCGCCATCACCCCGCCGGTGTCGAGCCGTCCTCGCGCGCGTGGTGTGTGTGTACTTTCCGGGATCGGGTCCGGGTCCGGGTCCGGGGGCCTTAGTACAACTTGGTCTGTATCTAGTTCTGAACTAGATACAGACGCAGGTCGCAGGCGCATCCCCGCTTGGGCGACTGATTGCTGACCCTTCGCGGTGTTGCACCTACGGCACGCAACCACGATGTTCTCGGCGATGTCTGGACCGCGCGGCTGGACGTGATCGTAGGTGGCCCCGGTAGGGCCGCGTCGATCCTTCCAATCGACGCGGCTTCCGCAGTAGCGGCAGCAATCGCCATCTCGGTGGCGGATCTCCTGCAGCAAATCATGGTTCCGATAGAGGGCGATTCGGCGGCGATTCCAATCGCGCTCGTCCTCTCGTTCAGCCCGCGTCGGCTGGTAGTCCTGGTAGTCGTGGAGCTGATAGCCGGAGCCGTCGGCTAAAGCCACCAGCAGCCCGGACTTCGTCTCCGTGCCGATGAGAACCGGTTCTGCCATCGCCGCGGCCACCTGGAGTGGTGCGTGGTCGTAGAGCCGAAACGCGCTGCGGAGGATCTCGAGGGGAATCACGCCGTCAGTCTCATTTCGATTGGCGTAGCACGCAGACGCCTGCCAGATCGCGATGACACGCCCACACCCGCATCGACCGAGGCGCGCGCCGGCCGCCAGGACCTTCGGGTGCTCCGGAAACTTGTCGTCCACCTTCACCCACACTACGTGCTCTCCTGCTGGTCCCCGAGTGCCGCGGCGAGCCACGGCGCGTCGACGTAGATCGTGTCGCCCGGGTCCGCCTCCACGTCGCCATGCACGGCCGGGTCGTACGGCACCTCGACCAGCAGGCCAGCCTCGACAGCCCAGTCTTGGCAATCCGCATCCGAGATGTCATCGAAGACCGATTCGCGGACCTTCCGCCAGAACGCGAGAAACGGCTGCTGCTGCCCAAGCGCCGCCTTGTAGCGGCCAGCCTGGGCTTCGGCTATTGACGCCTTCTCAACTTGCTCGTTGTAGTCTGCCTTGTAATGAGCTGTGTAGAGTGCGGCATGTTCCAGCCGCGCGATCTCCTGCTCCTGCGCCTCCAGCTTGGCGTGTAGGTCGTCGGCTTGCTCCATGTCGCTGCGATGCGCGTCTTGCCAGGCGCGCAGTAACCTGAGTTCCTGCGCCTGCACCTCGTGGGCGTTGCAGAGAACGCGGATGGCATCTGCTTCAACGATCCGCTCGCGGCAGCGCGTTTCGCCGATTACAGCCAGTGTGGCACCATCGCGGAGCAGGTCCTCCCGCTTCCGCAGCCGCGCCATCGCCGCCTGCACGTCCGCCGCTGTCTGCTCAGTGCTCATGGGGCCTCCAATAGATCGCGATCAATGGCCGCCGATCCACAGCGCGAGCACGCGACAGACACACCACTCACGCGGCCGTTGTCATCGTAGAGCTTGACGATGGCCTTGTCATCGTGGGGCTTGCCGTCCCGACAGAGTTTGGTTCCACAGACGGTTGTCACGATCTGCCGAGCCGGGATTCCCCTGTCCGCCATTTTGCTCATGATGTCGGCCACTCCCTGATTCGCAGATCCTCGGGCCACTCTTCCATAATTCCACCCTTGAGCGTGGTTACGCGTCCTCTCCTGGTTCGCGGTGGCGGCGCGCGATCCAGACGACGTTCTTGATCCCGGTCGGACCCGGGCGAAACCCCGCGGGCTCGATGCAGGCGATCCCGGTCCGCGCGAGACTCTGCGCCTTGAGCTGCGCGCGCCTGGCGTTGATCGAGCTGCGTTGAATGCCGAGCGCCTGTGAAGCCTCCCAATCCGTGCCCCCGTGGCTGCCCTGCGCGACGAGCCATTGCCAGTAGCGGGTGGCCTGATCGATCGCCGCGCCATCCTTCGCCATCACGGCCCGTGCGCCCTCGAGGCTCGCATGGGCGCTCTGCGGGGTTGATCCCTGCCAGGGCGCGCCGGCGAGCTTCGCCCGCGTGGCGCGGTGATACCGCGAGGGCCGGTTCGCCGGCAGGCCGCTGTCGAGCGGCGTGTCCCACGGCAGGATCGGAGTGGACTCGTTCATGTGCGCTCGACCGTCGCCTTGAGTTCTTGGATCCGCGCGTAGAGCTTCGGCAACCGGCCGCTCGGCAGTTCCGCCTCCCAGAGCGCGGTCAGCTCATCCCAAGCCTCGACGAGCGGTCGCCAGATCGGATACTTCGCGCCCACCTCTGGCAGCCGCGCGCGCCAGGACGGCATGACGTTCAGGAGCCGATAGCACCGGCCGAAATCGTCCGGATCGTGCGGGGTATCCGGAAACCAGCGGGGCCGAGTGATCGGACGGTCCATCATCACGCTCCAGATCGTCTCGCTCGACGTCCCGGTGTCGCCGTTTGTGAGCCACTCGATCGCATCGCCCTCAGCCGTCTCCCGCGGGAGCGGGCCCGGGTACACCTTCTTGGAGCCGCAGCGGACACACCGAAGCTTCGCAACCGCCACGAAAACATCCACCGGCACCGGCGCATAGCAGAGCACGCGCTCGTGCGAGCACTTCGGGCAGTGCACCTTGAACGGTTCGAGTTCAGCGAGCGGCGGCAGCATCTGGGTAGAGGTCATGTCAGTCATCGCACTCTCCGATAAATCACGTGGAGCGCATCCGCCTGCTTGTCGAGCGGCACGAGGATGTTCTGCGTGATCTCGGAATGGCACCGGCGGCACACCGCGATCTTCTGGCTCGCTAGAACACTGTCGCCACGATTGCGCCGGCCGTATCCGCCCTTGAGATGATGCGGATCACCTACGGGCGCCCGCTGACAGCGCAAGCGGATCGCTTGGGGCAACACGCGAGGATCTGTCCAATACGTCTGTTCCCGCACCTCGCAACGTCCTTGCGCCCTGAGCTTCACCTTGCGGTTCTGGGCCTGGTCCTTGGCCTTGAGCGCCGCCTCCCGCTCGCGCTTCACCAGCGCATGCGGACGATCTTTCGGACAGGGCGTCCCAAGCATTGCTTCACCCGCGCGTAATCTGCATGAGCCAGTCCGTCAGCAGTCGCCAGCCGAGGAAGATCGCCGTCGCCATCCCAGTCGCAGCAATTGACTCGATGGCCCACCCGAAGATCGCCCAGGTGCGACGTGTCACAGCGTTACTCGGCGTCAGGCCTCCGCGATGAGGGCGAGCGTCGGCTTGATGTAGCGATCGTACGCCCAGCGCACGATGCGATCACGCTCCTGCTCAGCGAGTGGCGCCAGCAGGAGCGCGATGGTCTGCATGGCGGTCGTCTCTGCGTCACGTTCCTTCTTCGGCATGATGTCTGTCTCCTTGTGGTTAGTAGATCGCTCTTACGCTCTGTCCTCCGGCCGTGCATCGGGCCGCGCCGACACCGGCATGTCCAGATAGTCGATCTCGACCGCCGTCTTCCCGCATCGCGCACACGTCGCGAGGTACCGGTTGTAGCGCCCGAGTCTGGGGTCCTTGCCTGAGTTGAGAAACTGGCGCGGCGCGAACTGATGATCCGCCCACGTCTCGCACGGAACCTTGGACGCCATCAGGCCGCCTCCATCTGCTCATAGGGCGGGAACACGAGTCGCGCCGTCCCCCCGCCCACTTGAATCTGCGCGTCGGCCTGCGCGGCCGCGTCGGGCGAGTGCGTGACGAACAGCACCTGATGGAATCCGCCGACCGCCTGCAAGCGCCGCAGCATCGCGACGTAGTGCGGGACGGTCTCGGGGTGGAGCGCCCCCGTCGTCTCGTCCCGCCAGCACGTCCGGATCGGGGTCGCGCTCCGCTCGTTGAGGTAGATCGCAATCGCGGACTTCAAGCACTCATCGACCAGGATCTGTTCCCCGCCCGAGAGATCGGTCAGATCGCGCGGCTCTCCGCCGCGCTCCCCATCGAAGACCTTCAGCTCGAAGACTTCCTTCAGGCCGCCCTTCCCGGAGACTTTCGCTTCCTGCGTGACGAGATCCACCGTGAAGCGCGGGCCTGAGCAGGATTGCAGGAGGTCCGTCGTGTACGCGCTCACGGTCGGGCCGGCGGCCGCAATTTCGAGGACCGGCAGTCCGTCGCGGGAGAAGATCCGGCCGAGCAGCTGCCACTCGACGAGATCCTGGTCCAGCGTCGCGAGCTGACGCGCGACGTCGTCGAGCTCGCGCTGACGATCGCCCAGGGCAAGCCAGTCCCGTTCCAAGGCGGCGCGTTCCGCCTCCAGCCGTCCGCGGTCGGCTTCGGTCGCGGCCCACGCGCGTTGCTGCGCCGTGTGCTCACCGTCGAGCTGCTGGAGCCGTCTGTGGGCGTCGGCCGTCGTCGCGAGCTGCGCGTCGGCGGCGGCCAGCGCCGCGCGGCCGTCCACGATGGCGCCGTCGACCCGCTCCCGCTCGGCCTTCACGGCCTCCACGCGCGGCGCGATGCGCGCGTCGAGGTCGGCGTGGGCCCGCGTGGCGTCGAGTCGCGCAGCGGCCCGGCGTTCTTCAATCGCCGCGACAGTCCGGCGGCGCTGCGCCTCGACCTCCGTGCGACGCTCGGCGAGGGCCGTCTCGACGGCGGGGACCTGGCGCGCGTAATCGGCGATGCGGGCCTCGGCCACGTCAATCTGGCTCGCGTGCTTCGTCCGAACCTTCAGGTCGGCGATCTCGGCTTCGAGCGCCGTGAGGCCGGTCACGTCGGTCGTCCGCTGGGCCTTCACGTCGGCGAGCTGCTGGCGGGTGGCGTGCAGCTCCTCGCGCAGCGCGTCGCGTCCGCTGAGCTGGCCCTCCAGGCCGGCGGTCGTGCCCCGCGCGGTGACGGCTTCCGTGACGAACTCGCAGCCGGCCGTGCCGCAGTTCTCGCCAAAGGGGACGCGTGTCAGCAGCGAGGCCGCACGCTGGGCCCGCTCCAGCTCCCGCCCGACGACGTCGAGCGCGGCGAGCTGGCGCTCCACCTCCGTGCCTTTCCGTTCGAGCGTCTGCTGTTCCTGGGTCGCCGCCTCGACGGTGGCCTTGGCCGAAGGAAGGCGGGTCTCCGCCTGCGCGAGCGCCGCGACCGCGGCGCGGATGGCGTCGGCCTCGGCAACCAGCCGGCGATTGTTCGCGATCCGAGTGTCGAGGTCGTCGCGGGTCTCGGTGGCGGTCCTGACGGCGGCCGCCAGCGCGTCGCGCGCCGTCGTCTCCGCGCCCTGCTCTTCCCGCTCCAGGGATCGGTCGGTCTTCGCGAGCTGGGCGTCGATGCGCTGGTGCTCGGCCGTGGCGTCGGTCTGGAGTTGCTCCAGCTGCTGGTCGAGGCGGGCCCGCGTCTTCGCGAAGGTGGTGATCTCGACCTGGCACCGGTCGCGCGTCGTTTGCGCGATCGCGTAACGAGCGGCCGCGTCCTGGCAGGTGTCGCGCTCGCGCGCGATGGCGTCCAGCGCGGCCGTGATCTCATCCCGCCGGCGTTCGACCAGGCCCACGTCAACCTGGAGCCCATTCGCACGGTCGGAGAGGGCCGTCTCGACGGCGGGGCCGGTCTCTCGCGTCAGCCGGTCGCGCAGCGCGACCACGGCGGCGCGCGCCTGCTCCACGCGGGCCGCCGCCTGCCGGGCGCGGCCGGCGAGGACTTCGTAGATCTGCAGGTCGAGCAACTCAGCGAAGAGATCCTTCCGACCTCGGCGGTCCAGCGTGATGAAGCTGCCGGCCTTGTTCTGCGCGCTCATGGCGGAGGCCAGCACGACCCGCAGCGGCGGAAAGACCTTCGCGACGACGGCGTCAAAGGTCGAGACCTTCCCATCGTTGAGTAGCCGATGCTCGCCGTCCGCGTCGATGAGTTCGAGCACCGCCTCGCTCTGCCGCCGCACCCCGTCGACGTTCACGCGCGCTCGGTAGAGGCCACGGCCTTCGACGGCGAAGGTGGCGTCGAGAAACGCCTCGCGGTCGAGCGCGTAATCGACCAGTTCCTTCGCACCGCGCGAGGGGAACTGTCGATAGAGGGCCCCGAGCGCGGCATCGAGGATCGTCGTCTTGCCGGCGCCGTTCGGGCCGACCAGCGCGATCAGGCCTGCGGGCAGGTCGCGGAGATCGATCTGCTGCACGCGATCGATGGCGAGAAACCCGCGGATGGCGAGCGTCTCCAGTCTCATGAGGTCGGCTCCAGCGGCAGCTCGCCGGTCGTCGGCGCCGGCGCTTGCAGCGCGTCGAGTTTCGTCAAGAGTCCCTCGGTGAGGGCCAGACCCTGCTCGGCGCAGTACGCGCGGACCTTGTCGGGCAGCGTCTTCGCGGCGACGACGAGCGGGGCCCGGATCGCGCGGTCCGTGATCGGCACCGGATCGGTCTTCAGGAACCGCGCACCCTCGAACGGCGCGCGCACCAGGCTGAGGTCGAGGACGTCCCGCTCGGCCGCGCGGAACGTGTAGCGCACGCGGACGTCGGCGCCCACGTACGTCTCGGGCGCGTTGGCCGTCTCGCCGCCGATCCCTTTCGTCACCTTCCAGGCGAAGCCGTCGCGCGTCAGTTCGCCCTCGATGTGAACCATCGGCGGCGAGGCCAGCGGCCGCGAGTCCACGACCGGCGGCGCGCCGTCCTCGTAGGTGATGACGAGATACCGCTTGGCCTCCATCTCGCCCCAATCCATCGGGGCGATCGAGCCGGCGTAGTACGCGCCGTGGATCTGCTGCGGCTTGTGAATGTGATTGAGGCCGACGTAGCCGAGCGCCACCAGGCGCGCGACCATCAGCGGGTCGAGTTCAATCTCGCGACCAATCTGCGGCTGGCCGACGGACGCGATCGCGCCGCCGACGTTGACGTGCCCGATCGTCAGCGTGAGGTCTCCTCGTGCGCGGGCGGCCTCCAGCTCGGCCGCCAAGCCCTGCACCACGACCGCCAAGGCCTCGCGCGCGGCGTCGAGTGTTTGGCTGGCTGCCGCGCCGGCGGCGATCAGACCGGCGCGGCAGGGGTACGGCAGGACGGCGATGGCGGCCATGGCAGTGGTCGCAAGGCGCACAGACAGGACGGCGGGCCGCTCGGCGAGATAGACGGGAAAGGCGGCGCCGAGCTTCGCGAAGACGCGCAGCTCGAGCGGGGCTTCGTGATTGCCGGGACAGAGCACGACGGGGGCACGGTTCGCCATCCGCACAATGCGATCCGAGAGCGCGTCTCGGTCCGTGGCCTCGCTGCGTTGGTGGTAGAGGTCGCCGGGCCCGAGCCAGGCGGCCAGATACGGCAGCGCGGAGCCTTCCGCGATGATCTGGTCGAGGGCGGCGTAGCGATCCGCGTTGCGGCCGCCGTGCGGGCCGAAGTGGGCGTCGCCGAACTGGACGAACTGATGCCGGCTCATCGCAACAGTCCCCGGTTGACGACCCGACGCCGCGGCGGACGGCCGGCGACGAGCCGGGCCTGCTCACGCGCCTCGTCGCGGTGGCGCTGTTCATCGACGAGCGTCATCTCGACCGCGAGTCGATAGACCGAGGCGAGCGGGACGATGTGCTCTTTCCGCGTCCGCGCGGGGCGGAGGCCGATGGTCTGATTCGGGTAGAGCGTCACGACGAGGCCTCGGCGTTCGATCCCGTTCACCGTCCGACGCACGGGACGATTGAGCGCCGTCACAGCTTGTCCCCCGCGCCTATTGGCAGCGTCTGCTGCCGTGTGTCGATGGCGCCGAACTCGATGACGTCGAGCTGGTCGGGATACTTCTCGCTCGGCTCGAGCTTGACGCGGACCGGTACGCCGGCGGCCTTCGTCGCTTCGGCCTCGTCGGCCTTCTTCGCGTCGAAGGTCACGCCCGTGCGCCCGTCGCTCAGAACGATCGTGGTCTTCGTCCAGGGCCGGTCGCTGGTCGTGCCGCTCTTCTGCTGGACGTCGACGACGGTGAGGGCTGCGGCCGCTGTGGCCGATCGCGCGGGCGGGGCCTCACCTTCGAGTTCGACGATGACCCACTGGTCACCTCCGTCGTCGGTCACGTGTTCGAGTTCCAGGGCGACCGGGGCTGATGCCTTGTAGGCGTGGAGGGCGGCGCGGGCGATCTCGCGGTCGACGGTCTCCAGCTCGCGGTCCTTGGTCTCCTGCGTCTTGACCACATAGACGATGCGGTCCTTCTCCGGGCGCTGGCCGACGAAGGTGATGTGGTAGAGCTCGCGGACCGGCGCTGCCGCAGGCGTCGTCACCTGCGGCAGCGCAGCCAGCTCATCGACCGACTCCGGGACGGCCGGCGCCCCAACCGACACCGGCCGCCCGTTCCCCTGTGGAGCCGACCCGGGGCCTGCGGTCTCCTGATCCGCCGGCTGCGGGGTGACGTCGATGATCTCGGGTTCGTGAGTCCGACGGGGATACAGCAGGCGGCTGCCGCCGAGCCCGCGCTCGGTGACGAGCCGCTTCACCTCCGGGTCCTTGAGGTCCGGGACGAAGGAGCAGCGCAGGACCACGAAGGGCTTCTGGAGTTCGGTGACGGTGTACTTCGACTTCAGGCCGAGCCCGCGGGTCACGGCGTTCATGGCCTTGCTTTCCGCGAGCCTGAGCCCAAACCGGCGCGCGGCCATCACCCGGTCCCCAGTCCACCCGCCGATGGGCTCAGGCTTGACCTTCCACTGGTCAGCCTTCGCGGTCGTGAGGCGCTTGGCGTCCGCCTCCTGGACCCGCACGATCCATTTGTCCACCGTCCAGCCGCCGATCTGCGGCGACCCGTCGCGCAGGTCGATCTCGACGCTCCCCGGCGGCAACCGCCGCCGGGTCCCATCGAAGTCGACGACTTCCCCCACCGCGGTCCAGGCCCAGTAGTACGGTGAATGCCCGTCGTCGGTGCGGTGCGACTCGACCCACGTGATGCCCGCGGCATGGGCGATCTTCAGCAGGCCGGTCTTCCCGAGGGACACTTCGAGCGGCTGCCAGTCCTCGCCGACCTTCTTGGTCTTGTGGATGGAGGGCTGGTGATAGACGTCGGCCCCCGCCCCGGTCGTCGCATCGACGCTCGGATCGATGACGACGACCGCGATGTTGATCGCATGGCTCGGCGCGATCGCGGACACCGCCACCATCGGCGTGACGAGGTGCGCCTGGGCTTGGAGACTTCGCACGCGTTCGGCGAGTTCCTGCGGATTGTGAATCAGCGCACCGGCAAGCTCGGCCGGCGTAAGGGTGGCGATTGCGGCGGTCGGTTGCGTCATGACGCACCGCCATTCGGTGTCGCCACCGCGGCGAGTTCGTCGGCCTTGGGCTCGCCGAGATACCCTTCGAGCGACGCCTGATAGGCCGTGAGCGCGCGATGGAACGCGATGCGGTACGCGTCGCGCTGCGCCGGCGTCAACCGACGGACGCCACCGAGGAACAACTCCTCGACGGTCGCGCAGAGCGCCTGATGGCCGCGGTAGTGAGCAACCCCAACCTTGATCGGGTCGCGTTCGGCGAGGGCGCGCCTGGCATGGTCGCGCAACTGCCGCGCATGCGCCTCGGGGAAACTCGCCCAGTCGAGGCAGGTCGCCAGTTCGATCGGGTGGTTGAAGCCCCGCGCGACGAGGATCGCGTTGATGATCTCGGCCAGGGCGTCGACCTGCTGGGCTTCTTGCGCGGCGCGATGCTCGGACATGGGGTTGACAGCGGTAGTTGGTGGCGATAGACTCGATTCGCACATCGGGTTTTCCTTTCTGCGCCCAGGTTGCTCGAACAACC